CGATGCTGTCGCCCGGTGTCGCCGTGAAGAGCATGCCGAGGTCGGCCATCTCGTCGATGAGGGTCGTTGGGGATTCCTTGCCGAGGGTGCGGGCGTTGCCGTAGCGCGAATCCATCCATCTCTCGAAAACTTCCTCACCGCCTTCAACGCGGAGGATTTCGTCCTTGTAGCGTTCTAAGCCAAAGCCGAAGTCCTGCTGCGCGGGTCCGGGCTTGCCGTCGAGCTTCTTGCCGTCCGGCAGCGCCCACTCGCCGGCAAAGCCAATCCCTTCTATGTAGTCCGTTTGGTTTGGCCATTCACGATGCACCACAATGCGGCCGGACGTATCGTGGACGGTCCAAATCATCGCCCAGTTTTTGCCGCTCGCCGGATCGACCCAGTGGTAGCGGGTGCCTTGCGGGACATCCGAGGCGCGGATGACGTGGACCTTGGGATTGAACAAGGGGAAGCGGCCGCTGATGGCTTTGGTGGGGACTCCGTAAGCCCTGCAAAGGATCTTTTCCTTGGTCTCGCTCTGCAGCTCTTTCTTCATCCGCGACCAGCCGGCCCAGGGATTTGACTGCGTGTGGAAGTAAAGAATCGGGCGGCCCTTCGGATTGATCTGCTCGATCGGCACTTTGTCGTAGCCGGAGATCTCACCTTTGTCGTTTTTGAGCGGGAGCAGCTCGGCGTCGGTATCGGTGATGGTCTTGGCGCCGGACAAGTAGTCGGCAACGGTCGGTGACCAGCCTTCGACCGGCGTGAACGTGACGGCCAGCTTGCCGTTGCGGTCTACGAGGCGGAAACGGAGGGTTTCGAGGACATCAAGCGGGACCAGCTCGTCCGCCCAGGCAAAATCGATCTCGCCGCCCTCGAGCGTGCTCGGATCTTGAGCGTAGTTGCGGAAAATGCAGATCGATTGGTTCGGTGCGACGAATTTTGCCTCGGTGAATCCGCCTTTGACGCTGTAGGTGATGTTCGTGACCTGTCCCTTGCGCGCATTACGCCATTCCGGCGGCATATATTTCCAGACGCGGGGCTGCTGAAGTTCTATAGAATTTGGCGCGGTCGTTTGAAAGCACCAGATGACGGCCCCGGGCTTGGAATACATTGTCTTGATGGCTTCCTTCGCCGCCCATTCCGTCTTTCCGCTGCGGTTTCCGCCCATGACGAGGATCTCGCGGTGCTTTTCGAGCAATTCGGACGCGCGCTTCCACACCGGCGGGATGTAGCCATAGCGGAACGGATCGCTGGCCTCGCGGGCGATCAGTTCTTCGCGCGTTTTAAGATATTTCCAGCCTTCGTCCGGTCCCAGTTTCTCAAGCAAGTCGAGATCGACCTGCATGACAGGGTGCGGCGACGGCTTAAACCGTGTCTGATGTTCGTTCACTCACTCCACTGCGCCGACTCCGCGGCGCTCCTTCCTTTAAAATGTAATCGGGCGCCGGCCGGCGCGTCTGCGCGGACGCCAGCTCTCCCCAGAGCCGTTGGTTAAACCGGCGCGGCGCCCAAAATGTCCAAAGTCGGATTCTCCGCGGCAGCGAGCTGGTCGATGCGCGCAGTCAGCCACCGGCCGTTGTCTTCGCGGCAGACGGTGACGTAGTCGTTCTCCATGCCGCCCTGCGCGACAACGTACAGCACGCGGCAGGTTCCGATGCCGTCTACCTCAACGCGGAAGTTTTGGGGCGGCCAAGAGATCATTGGAAAATAGTGACGGCGCCCCACTCGTCTCGCGCGGTGAGGCTGGGCATCCCCGGAATGTCCGCGCGGCCACACCACATGAACCGCGACGAGAACCCGCTTGAGCCGTCAGATAAAGTCATTTTGATTGCTTGCGCTTGCGCATCTCGGCGCACAAAGCGTCTGCCTTCTTCTTTGCCGCGGCGGCGACAAGTTTGCTGCGCTGCGTTTTTAGCAGCGTGATGGTCTTGTCGATCTCGGCAATTTCCGGTGTCATAATATCGTATTTACTCATAAATCGTGATGCGCCAGAGACCGATCTGGGCGATGCTGTAGCCCAGCCAGATTAGTGAATGCCAATAGCGGTGCTGGATGAGGCCGAGGTCGATGGCTACGGCGAAGTAGATGAAGCCGACCAAGGCGATGAGGGCGCCGGAGGTCATCGGCGGGCTTTGGCGGTCTTGGCGGATGCGCGGAAGGCTTTGGCGGTGGGCGCGCCGGCGGAACCGGGCTTGCGCATGCGTTCACCGCTTCCGGCGGCGATGCGGGCTTTTTTAGCGTGAATGTTGGCGTACAGTCCTGCGGGTTTTTTCATGGCTTGTTCTTTTTGATGGCTTCTCGGAAAAGGTATTGGATCAAGTAAGCGCCGGTCTCCTCGTCGCTGCTGGTGATGTGCTTTAGAAAATCCTGCACAACGTGATACAACTCATGGACGAGCGAGCCGGTGTCCGCGGCGTCTTCGATCCAAACGACCGCTTGGCTGCCGAGGCACATGGCCCAGGCGGCGTCTGAGTCGTCGGGCTGGTTGTCGGGGTCTTTGGGGTCGAGCTGGAGAATGTTCGCACACCGCCGGATCGCCGATAATTGCGGGGTTCCGCAATAGAACTCCACGACCAGACCAAAGGTCTGCTCTCGGACGACGAACCGGCGGGTGCGCTTCATTTAGGCGGCTTTCTTGAGGCGCAGGTTGGCGTAGTGGAGCGCGAGGCGGGCTTTAAAGTTTTCCCACAGCGGTTCCGCGGAGAAGATCCAGGACACCTCAAAGTCATCCGGTGACTCTTTGCCGATGCGAACGATCCCGCGGCGCTGGACCTTCATGTCTGGGCGGTTCTCGTTCCAGAGTTGCTCGTAGCCGGCCAACTGGATCTTGTGCGCAGGGACGATGGCCTTGGAGGTCTTCCAGTCGAGCAGCACAATCTTGCCGTCGCGGTCGCGCGCGGGGGCGTCGATAGTGCCGCCGAAGAGAAACTCTTCGGAGACGAGCTGCACCTCGGGTTCGATGACGGTAAAGCCTTCGCTGTCCCACCACCGGCGGAAGTTGTTGTAGGCGATGGTCGCCTTCTCAACGTCTGCCGGGGAGAACTCCGAGAGGTCGGGTTCGTGGTTGTGCAAAAAGCACTCAATCATAAAATGCGCCACGGTGCCGATGTCGGCGGCCTTGTCGCGGACCTTGCGGTAATCCTGGCCGTCCATACCCAATTTCCACGCCCAGTGGATGAGGCCGCTGCTGTCCTCGCCGATCTTGGCGATGGTGCTGGCGCCCGGAACATCGGTGCCGTCTTTCAGCGGATACTTCTGGTGGGCGCGGGTCTTTTCGAGGCGTACGATTTTGCGTCCGCACTCAGTGAAGCGATCTGGCTCCACGGGCTTGGCGGCTTTGGAAGGGGAGCGGCGTTTTGCCGCCCCCCTTTTGACTGTGGTGTTTTTGGCTGGCATGAGGGTTACCAGGTGATCTCTTCGTTGTCCGTGCCGGTCTTGCGTGCGGCGGGTTTGGCTTCCGAAACGTCGAAGCCGTAGGCCACGGCGCTGCCGCCGTCGCCCCAAGTGACGAGGTCATGCACCATGACAGCCTTGGGCTGCAGCGTGATGCCGGCGCCGAGCGTGCCGGTGTACCAGCAGTAAGGAACGACTGCGACTTGGATCTTGCTGCCGCCGCCGATGTTGTCGGTGATGATGTCGCCGGAGGCGTTGAAGAGCTTCGGAGCGCGGCTATACGTCTCGCCGGCTTTGTCTTTGCCCACGGCTTTGACCTTGAGCTTGAGCTGGACGAGTCCGTCGTTGTCTTCCCACGGCGCGGCGTGGAGCTTGAGTTTGTCTTTCTTCAGCTCGGCCTTTTTCTCGGCAACGAACGCGGAGAAAAGCTCCTCGGCTTGCTTGATGAACGGTTCGGCTTCCTCGGCGGTTAGCTCGAGGTTGACTTTGAACACTCCCACGTCGTCGAACTTGGTGTCGGGACGATTGAGGTGAGGGTAGCGGGCGATGCCCACGGGTGTGGTTAGGGTTTTGTTTGGCATATTTATGCGTTGGTTGGTGTTTGGTTTTGTGTTGGGACTAAAAAATCGGAGCGGCGAAGGATCGTCAGGAAGTCAGTGGCGCGCAGCGTGATGAACCACTCCTCGCCGTTGCGCTTGTGGGCAACGACCGGGAAGAGCTTGGCCTTGGCGTCGCGGATGGCTTGGGCCATCCAATCGCGGATCTTCACGACCTGGCAGAACTTCACCTCAAAGTGGAAATCTGGAAGGCAAGGGCAGACGACATCGGGCGAGTCGCCGAGACCGCTGAATTGCTGGCCGCGGCGGATACCCGAGTCGCCGAAGGCTTCGCGCAGCTCGTCGCGCCACATGCGTTCTCCGCGGGCGCCTTTGGCTCGGCTATTCATTGATGGCCTCCATGAGTTTCGGCGAGACGGGGAATAGGTCGCTGGCCTTTTCCTGTCCCCACGGCACGTCCGGCTCGTCTGTGAATCGGTCGCTGACGGTGTCGAATCGGGTATACGGCGGATGCCACATAAGCGGGATGACTCCGGTGCGGCCGGCGCGGTGCTTGGCTACGGTCCACTCGGCTTCGTGGCTGTCCTGCGGATTGCTTTCCGTTTCGTAGTAGCTCTTGCGGTAGAGCAGCGTGACGATGTCGGCGTCCGCCTCAATCTGCCCAGAGTCGCGGAGGTCGGCCATCTTGGGGCGGTTGTCACCGCGCTCTTCGGCCTTGCGGTTCAACTGCGCGGCGGCGAGCACCGGAACCTTCAGCTCCATGGCCATGCTTTTTAACCCGCGGGAGACGAAGCCGACCTCATTCTCGCGGCTTTGCGCGTTCTTTGCGGAGAGGAGCTGCAGGTAGTCAACGAGGACGACTTTCACGCCGTGCTTTTTGACGGCGCGGCGCGCACGCGCGCGGACATCCATGATGCTGAGACCGCCCTGGTCATCGATGAAGAGCGGCTGGCCAGCGAGACGCATGTGCTCATGCTCAAGGCGGCGCATCTCGTCGTGCTCAATGTCGCCGAGCTTCAAGCGGGTGCTGTCAAAGGATGCCCGCGCGCAGATGATGCGCTGGATGAGTTCCAGCTTTAGCATTTCAAGGGAGAACAGCAGCACCGGAATGCCGCGGGCAACAAGTCGGTCGGCGATATTGACGAGCAGGGCGCTCTTGCCCATGGCGGGACGCGCGGCGACCAAAACGAATTGACCTTCGCGCAGGCCGCCGGTCCAGAGGTCAAAGGTCTTGTAGCCGGTGACAACGCCCCGTGGCTTGCCGCGCTCGGCCACGCTGCGGTGCAACTCGGCGAGGGCGCCGTGCATCATGGCGCTGGCGGGCTGGATAGTGTCGGACTTGCCGGCAAGGTCGATGTCGAGAACTGCGGTGCCGGCGGTGGCGAGCGCCTCGTCCGCATCTTGAGTCACGTCCATGGCGGCGGCTTTCATCCGGTCGGCTGCGGTGATGATCTTCCGGCGGGCCGCGTAGTCGCGCAGGATGCCAAGCTGGTAGTCGATGTTGCGGGTCAGCGCTTGGCCGATCATCTCGGTCACAGCGCCGGGTCCGCCGACCTTGACCAGCTCCTTGCGCGCTTCAAGCAGACGGGTGACCTGGATGAGGTCCGGCGTGCCGCCATCGACGACAATCTCGCTGATGGCGCTGAAGACAGTCTTGTGGTCGGGGCGGAAAAAGTATTCGTCGGTCAGCTCGGGCAACTCGCCGAGGAGGTCGCCGTGGTTCATCAGCGCGCCGAGGACGTAGGCTTCGGTCTTGGGGTTGTGTGGTGTGATCATATTAGGCGGCGCCTCCGTCGTCAGTGTTTTCGATGATCACTATGACAATGATCGTTGCCAGAATGACGAACAGGTAAGTGAGCAGTAGCGCGTTCATTTTCCGCTTTCCTCCGGGCGAGACGCGCGCGACGGCGCTCCCAGCGGTCGCAGGCTGCGTCTACGAGGCGAAATGTTTCTTCGAGCCATGGTGTGATGTGGTGTTCGGGTGGTGGCGGTGGTTGGTGTTCAGTGGCCATGACGTGGGACTGCTTTCTGTCGTGGCGTGATCTGTAGGCAAATGTTGGCAAATGTTGGCATGGGAATCAAGGGTTTTTTGGGAGGATGGGCCATTTTTTTAGGTGGCCGAAATCGCGGGGTTCGCTGACGGAAGTCACCTTGCCGCAGACGCCGCAGGTGTCGGTATGGTAGGTGCTGACGCGGTATTGGTGGGGAAATCGACCGTGGGTGTGGCCGCAGGGGGCGCAGATCCACGCGGGGTAGGGCGGCGAGAAGATCGCCTCGTAGTTGCGCCGGTAGCGGTCGCCGTTGACCGGCCGCGGGGTATCGCCTTTGCCGGCGCTCATAGCTCGTAGCCGTCTTGACCAAGAGCAACTAAGCGCTCGCTGGCAGTTTTATTGTCTGCTGGAGTGCAGCGCTCTAGCACCGACTTGAGACGATTGACTTGCCGGATCAGCTCACGGTTCTCGTCTTCGAGCCGGAGCTTCTCCGCAAGGTGCCAGTTGCTTTCGGCCATGCGGCCAAAGTCAGGACCGAAGCCGACTTCGCCGACAACCAGGTCTGGGCACATCATCGTGCTCACGCCGCGGCCCTCCGTTGCTGCCCAATGGCCATGCGACCGAAGAGCCATTCCGAGCGGCGGAACCCAGGGTTGTACAGTCCGCGCTTGGCAAGGAATCTGTCGCACGCCTTCTGCATGAGCATGTGGTTGATCTGCGGCAGTCCGGGCACGCCGCGCTCCACCTCGGTGACGAGGCCGTTTTTGAGCTTCATTTGCGGGCCTCCTCAAGTTCGATGGCGAGCTGGCGGACGAGGGCGCGGAGAGCCATGATGGTGGCTATCGACTCGTCGGCGATCTGCTCGAGGTATTCGACGTTGACGTTGAGGGTGGTTTTCGGCGCCTTGGGGGCGCTCGCCTTTTTCTTGGTGCCTTTGGCGGGTTTCATAAAATTACTGGTCAAATGTACAGTTGGGGGTCGGACATTGGCTGTCTTAGGTGTTAATAGAAAATCGATAACTTAGGGGGGGGGGGGGGGCAATCAATTATTGGGTTTGGGTTAATGATTCTGCGACGGTGTTAAGCAAGTCCCAGTTGCCGGGTTTCCGATGCTTGTTGGGGTCGTAGCGGACGCTGACGCGGTTGCTGATGTCGTCAAATGTCCAGAAAACGAATTGGTTGAGGTCTGGCAGGTAGGCGGCCAGAACGTCGAAGTCGTGGATCTCGTAGGGGCGGGCTTTCAGTCCGCCGGTGGCGCGCTTGACGGAGACGTGGTAGGCGCCGCGGTCGAGGGTGGCGGTCTTGACCTGGACGGCGATCGGGCGGACGCCGGCGCGGGTCAACATCACGTCGGTGGTCTGGGCGTGGCCGAAGGGCGTGAAGATCTCCCAGTCGTGGACTTGGGCGCCGACAATGAAGAGGGATTCGGAGATCTCTCCTTTGCGGCAGGCGGATAGGACGGCGCCGCCGGTGATGGGGGCGTGGATGCCGTTTTCGAGGGCGAAGAGGGTGCTCACGCCTTGATCCCTCCCACGCGCGCCTCAATGCGCGCATAGTAGTCATCGGCGGCCGACCGGCGGACCACCTGCGGGGTCGGCTCGGTGAGCGGCGCCTCGACCTTGGACAGCCAATTGATGAACCGGCGGCGGCTGACCGCGCCGACACCCTTGTTGCGGCACCACGTCCGACAGCGGCCGTATTCCTCGGCGATCTTGGCGTGGGCGAACTCGGGAAGCTCGGAAAGGTGGCGAAACCAAGACTGGTCGTCCAAGTCGGGGCGCAGGGTAGGGTGCGGCGCTTTGGGGCGAGATTTCCGTTTTTTGGGGGCGGAATTAGGGGGAGCGGAAGATGAAGGGAGCGAAGGCTGCGAAGCAGCTGGAGCGACCGCGCCTGTCAGACTTGTGATGATTGTATTATTGTGGGGTGACAAATTGTCCGACTTTTTGGACAAATTGTCCGGTTCTTGGACAAATTGTCCGACATTGGACAAATTGTCCGACTTAACCGGGATGCGATAATGGCGGGCGAATCGGCGGCCATTGATGACGGTCTGCTCTTGGGTGATCTCAAGCCATCCCTTGGCCACGCACTTGTCGATGCACCTTGCGATGTTCCGGCGCGTCATGCCGGTCTTGGCCTGCAACATCTCCGGCGCCACCCAGCCGTCACCCTTTGCGTTGCAGAACAGGGCGATGGCCAGCAGGATCAGCTTGTCGCCATTCTTGGCTGGGCACTCGTCCCAGACCCACTTGAAGACCTCGGTGTTTGGTGCGGGCTCGCTCATTTGGCGCCCTCCGCTTCTGCCTCTTCTTTAATTCGCCACTTCTCTTCCTCGGCTATATCAAGCAGCCCATTCTTTTGGTATGGATGAAGCGGGCCGCCGTGCCGGCCATATGTCCACAGAGCGTCGTATACATAGCGCTCCACCATGAGTTTGAACTGGTCAACTATGTTGGCTATCTCGGCCAATTTTTCATGCGCCCCAGCCGCCAGGCCCCTGTCTACTAGCTGATCAAGGTGCTGCGACTTTTTGCCCGAGTTGCAATCCTCGCAAGCCGCGACCAAATTGCTGTCATCGTTGTCGCCGCCATCACAGAGCGGAATTAAGTGATCTATTTGTAGCCGTGACTGCTCGGCCGTTGCTCCGCAGTAGCGGCAACGAAAGCTGTCTCTAGCCAGAATGCGAAACCTCTTTCCGCGACTGATTGGGTTGCGCTTCATTTCCGGCGGATCAGTCGGCTCTTCTTGCACTCGTCGCTGCTCTCAAAGATCAGCCGACCTTCCACGTCCGCCATCCCTGACCAGCGCGCCTTGATGCGGTCGTAGGGCGGATTGACCGGCTGCCAGCTTGCGGCGTCCTTCACATAGCACACCACCGGCTCTGACCAGTCGGGCACCTCGACGAAGAGCATGCGCGGGTGACGGGCGCGCTGATGGCGGCAGATCACCGCGGTGACCACATCGCCGGCGCTGTAGCCGATCTGGGCGGCAGTCTCGACGGCTAGTTCTTTGGCGGTCTTTGGGGTGGACTTGAGGATGGCCTCCGGCTTGGGCGCCGGGGTAGGTGAGGCGGCTGGCTTCGGAGCTTCCGCTGGCTGCTCCTTGGCGGGTTGGCTGATTGGTTGACTGATGGTTGACTTGGCGCGCTGTAGGATGTCTTTGATCATAAGGTGTTTTTATAAAAAATTTCGGGAGGTCCAAGCGGTCGGGGGTATTAGAGAAAATGATAACGACAGACCCCCGCCACCCCCACATAACCACATACAATAACTCTCATGTGTTGTGGCTCTACTCTGTTGTCGCATTAACGACTTGGTCGGTTTGCGGCTCATCTCTCGCTTTCCTCTGTAGAGCCAGTCTCAATCTCAATAGCAGCAGCCGGCAGAGCAGCGGCCTTTTGCGCCTCGCGTCC